ATGTGTTTAGCCCCATTTTTGGGTTTTGAAACCTTAACAGTTGGTTTCTCTCAGTGTTCGGCTAACACTGCTGTTTCGAAGCTTCGGCTTTGCTTCTCATGGTGAGTCGCTTCATGGTGGTCTTGTTTTTGTTCATTTCGCTCGGAGGGAGCGTAAAAACCTACTAACATTAAACTCTCTTATGTCTTCTACAACGAATAACATTTTACCTGGAACCGACCAGGTGCGTGCAGAGTTGAATGCCCTTAAGGGGCTGCGGAATAAGACCCGTCGTGTGCTAAAACGCATGAAAGTCTTAAATGAGCAACTTGGTACCCTCGCTAAGGAGGCAAAAACTAAACCCAAATTTGTTGCTGAGTCGAAGGCTCAGCCTGGGCGTGTGAAAGCCCCAAGGAGGCAGATACAAGTTGAGAGGTGGGACGAGCTGCCAGAGTTGGACAAACCCACGAAGCGAAAGAAAACGCAGTGGTTGGGTGTCCAGGTCTCTGTGCGGTATGCAAGGAATTCCCCCTTTGAAGCTAAAAAAGAAAAGAAGCGCCTTACTGTTGCAGCACGAGCGCTAAAGAAGGCACATCCCAAGCCCTCCCTTAGCCAGGAGGAGTTGGTTAGGAATGCATTGTTTGCATATTATCGCAAGCTGGCAGCTTTTAGGAAAGACCAGCATGGTGAGGATCGGCCATCATACCAGAAGTTGATGGAGCGATTTGCAGCCCTTGGGCTTTCCCCGCCTCCAACAGTTGCATTCGATGCGACGAAAGGTTATCCAGGCGAAGGACCCCGCTCAAAATTTGGTAAATTTACGAAAAGCGTTGGGTCTATCGTGAAGGCTGCCTCTAAGTCACCGGCTGTTCAGGCTGTTACGAAGGTTGCCAAACTCATTGCAAAAAGTGACTCAAAAGGCCGGGGGGCGCCTTATGAAGTGCCAGCGTCTAGTGGTGTTTCTGGTGGGTCTAGTGCTCGAGCACGGGCTGCTAGCACTGTTGCCTCTATTGGGGCGGCTCCATATGCCGGCACTATGTTCTTGGGTGCTAAGAAACGTGGCGGAGATCCACGTAAAATCGCCGACCAGAACGCCCGGGCCTATGTTTCTAAGTTGAACGCCCCGTTTGTCGCTGCAAACGTGCGGTATCCTACTTCGTCAACTGAAGGGACGGTTTGTGTGAGTTCAGTTCAAGTTGGTATTGCCGGAACTGTTGGTGCTACATCCAGTGTTAATCCATTTGCGGCTGGGTTGCTCATTAGGCCTTTTCAGACTCAAGGCACCTTGACCTTAACCGCGGTTGCCACAAATGTTGAGACGTATACTGCTGCTGATGATCCATTAACTGCAACCTTGATAAGTAATTTCCAAGAAGTCCGGTGTGTGTGTATGGGGGTGCGATTTTGGTCCAGTGAACCGGCGGGGAACACCGAGGCCCCAGGAGTCATTGCCGCACAGGTGCTCAACATGCCCTCTGAAGAGGTGGCGCTGACCACAATGCAATTGATTAATAACCAGTATACGGCCCCAGGGGTTACGCGTGTGCCGGCCATCATGACCCAGCTGGACCCAGTTGAAGCGATTTGGTCACCTGCTAGTGGGTCTAGTTCCCATTACTCCTTCGCTGGCGCTGGTTCGAGTTACGCCGTTGATCCGACCGCATTGTCTTGGCAAAATCCAGTGACAGGACAGACCGGTTTGTTTGGGAGTGACAATTGCATTTTCTTGTGTGCGTATGGTCCGCAGACTGGTATTGGGATACAGTATGAGATTATCCGGCATTATGAGTGTATACCACTTGCTGGTCAAATGCGCGTGTTTGAGCCCATGACTTGCTTTTCGAGTGATTCAGAGCTCGATTATGCTATGCAGAACCTCATGACGCCCGTTCGGTCAATGAAACAAGGCCCAAGTCGGACCCTTGATCAGACGAGTTCTCCCTATTTGTTGACCTCTAGTGTCGGTAGTGCTGCTGCGGACGTCGGCACGCTTGCTCGTCGAGTGTGCAGTTGGTTGGGGTGTGATTTCGACGAGAAAAGTGCATTTCTGGCTCTTGAGAGTGCATTCCGTTCGCAAACCCCCGCCGCTCATCGTTTCGGCCGGAGTGGTTCTTTCCCGTTGCCTAATCGTAATAGTGTGGTGCCTGTTCCAGCCACAGAAATCGAAGAGTATGATGAGGTTGTTGTCCGGCGGTTGGTCCCCCGGACGCCAGCCCTGCGTGGTGGATTTGATAGCACATTAGGTTACCCAGGTGAAGGGCCATCCCTTTTGTTGGTGCCGGCGTGCACCGCCTGTCACGGTCGAACTGGGCAGTGTTGGTGCACGCCGGCACCAGTGGAAGATGTACCTGAAGTCGAGGCCCATTGTCTGTGTGGGTGCGACTTATGCCAGTTGGTACATTTTGATTGGCTGCACCTGTTAGGTTTTGTGAATTGCAATTGTACCTTGCAAGCAGGCCACTGGGTTCCTACGCTCCCCCCCCAGTTTCGCATTACGGGATTCACTGCGTGTGACGGTGAATTGCTCTTAGAGTTTGATAGCACTTTAGGTTACCCCGGCGAGGGACCTCCTAAGTCGCGAAAGCAAGTTGCACGTCGGCCTGTCGATTTGACAACGCTGAACCGTGATGTCGAACTCCCGATCTGTCGCATGTTTCAGAGCGGCAATTGTCGCTTTGGGGATCGGTGCAAGTTTCACCATGAGTCTAAGTATGAAGACCCACCCCCGCCTGAGATCACATGTGCTGATGATGTTGCGGCTATAACCGAATTGTTTGGTGAAGACGAACCTGGAAAAGTGTTAGTTGAACTTGATGGCCTTGTTCATATCGACGGTTGTACATCGTTTGTTGTCGATGGGCGAGCAGTTGGCCCTGATGGTCAGGTGTATACAAACTTCGTCCCTGCAGGGGCCCGGTTGTTGGCTACCCGCATCGATGAAGGGTTGTATCAACTTGGGGGTAAAAACCATTGTGTTGCACTTAGTCCATATATGCGCACCGTGCTGCCTGTTGTTGATGTTAAGTATGCTTCTGTCCATGTGTCAGCTTTCGATGAACAGAATGTTGTTGTCTATCGCCCACTTTTGAAGATGATGGAAATCAAGTTTAATGCAACTAAATCTCTTGAAGAAGTTCGGCGTGCCATTACGGCCGTTGCTGGCACCCAGTACCCTGGTGTCGAGAAGGCTATTGTGTTCGCCACCATTGAACTTTTCTGCCGACAAAAATTCAATTGGCAGGCGTCTAACCTTAATAGCCCCCTACAGGTTGCTATGGCTCAGACCGAACGCCTGAAGATTGGACCGACTGGTGTTCGAGGCCTTATTGCTGAAGTCAACACGCACAACCATGAACGGGCGCAACAGGTCATGTTGGCCCCTTTTTCAGTTGTTGGCGGTGGAGCAATTGCCATCGATTGGAAGAAGCAGCCAGCCCAGACTTACCCGTCATTACCTTGTGGGGATTTCGGAGATTACTTTCGTTGGTTGGCGTCTGAATCTCGGGGGGGTGCCTTTTTGGCCAAAACTCTTGAGATGAAGTTTCAGACCGCTCGTGAAGTTGATTTTCGGTGGTACTCCTGTCCAGTCGGGTTCTCATTCTTCGGCGCACGGCGTTTTGTTGTTTGGGACAAGTGTGTTGAAACGTTGCAGTCTGGGTGTTCACGGCTGTTCTCTGGAACACTCGATGATGTCGTGTTACGGCATATCCAGATTGAGCAGACAAAACCATTATGGGAAAGTGTTAACTCTGCCATTCTCGAGGCCTGTGGGCTTGCGTCCTTCCCTACCCGGGCTGTTTTTGGGAAGTTTGTCAAAACAGAGATTCCGATTGGCGTCGTGGCCCCTGACCAGCAACGGTTGTGTGATGTGTACACTGAGGTTACCCAAAAACAGCGGTTTTATCGTCCTACTCTTACTCTTGGGACTGGGTTGTTGTCGACCTTTGTGGCTGGCGTTTTTGCTTATATTGCACTTAAAGCGGCTACTTATCAAGTCTGTGAGGCCGTTGTCACACCAGTTGCTACGTGGCTCTTTGCTCAGGTCGGGATTGTTGCGCCTGGTTGGGCCCCTGTCCTCGATGCTCAGCTGTCCTGGTTGTATGATTGGCTTACAAACCCCGATGTTTACTTCGAACCTAAGTTAGTGTGTCAAGAAGCCGTTGCATATTTCCAGTTTACAGGGTATTTGTGTTGCTCTTTGGTGCCCACGTTTCTTGTTGCTGCATATTCCCGTACAGCGGCCATGTTGGTGTTTGCTAACGCTGTCCACTTGAAGCGCAAGCTACGCCTTGCTGCTGCCTGGAACGTTGTGTCACGTGGTGTGGATCTGCAACGAGCCGTTAAACACGTCACTTTGTCCGTGAAACGTGAGTTCGCTAAGCCCCTTGGGGACGTTGCCAAGGCTGCGCGTGTCTTTGGTGCGTTTGGGGATACTGCCACATTGGCCGGAGCTTACCTCGTGGATGTCTGGAAGACTTTGGAGAATCAGTCTGTGTCAATTCACCGGGAGGGATGTAAGTACACCTTCGTTGCTGTTGTGAAACCTACACCTGCATACATGGCGCATGTGTGTCGGCTTATTGTTGAGGCGTTTGAAGGCACTGAGGAGCATGTTGTTTTTTTGTACCATTCCGATGACATGACAATCGTTGGCCGCCAGTGTGGGCAGCCTGTGTTGATTGACTCTGACATCTCTGCTTGTGATGCCCATAATGGTCCTGCTATTTTTGCCTTAACAGCTCATGAACTTGCTGCGTTTGGCAACCTTACAGAGACTATTGCCCTTGTTGAGCAATGTTGTAGTAAATGCCGTGCCGTGAACCCTGAAAACCCCAGAGAATATCTTGTGTTTGAACCAAATGGTCCATTTGAATACTCCGGGACCTCTCTAACAACTATCCTGAATAATCGTGCCTCGACACTAATTGCCGCCTCTGTGGTGAGCTGTTTGCAACCTGGAGTGAAGCTCCGTAAAGAAGTTGTTGAAATAGCCGCCACTCGAGTTGGTCATCGTGTCAAGGCCGAAGAGCGCTCTGATTTAACTGGTCTACAGTTCCTTAAGCACAGTCCGTTGATGACGGACCTTGGTGTGCGGGTGTGGTCCAAGAACCTTGGGGCGATTTTTAAGAAATTTGGTGTGTATGAGGGTGATTTTCAGGCCGCCCAGGTTGGTGTTGCAGCTCAGGCGTTCCGGTTAATGACGCAAGCTGAGAAGACCCGCATGTTTGTGGGCGGGGTCGTGCGGGGCCTCAAAAATGAACCCGCACACTGTGTGTTACAAGCACTACGCGAAAGGTTTCCACAAACTCACACAAAAACATTTCTTGACGACGCAGTTAATTTCGGGGCACGAACCCGGGGAACTGTGTTGTCGAGTGAGCTATGTAAACGGTATGGTGTTGATGAACACGTCCTTGATAGCTTTTGTGAGTTGTTGTTGACCGGCCAGTTGGGTGATGAACACGTTCATCCCCTGTTGACTAGTGTGTTTGCGCTTGATTACAACCTTTAGTGGGCACGCCCACAAGTTCCGTTTTACGGAGAAGAACAAAGAATGCTGTTCTCGCCAGGCTCGTCCTGGCCTCTTTGCCGGTAGGGTA